ATGTTACCAGGACAGTCAATACCGACTTCGTATCCAAATTGTCCGCCTCATCGCTGAATATCGCGAATCCTTCTTTGCTCTCGGTATCGTCTATCGGAAAGCACGCCGGTAATTGGTTGCCGTTAAGCTCCTGCGGATGTTTGATATCAAACTGCGTCGATACGTATTTTACCGTGGTTAGATATCCCGACGCGGTTTTTATTGCTTTCAGCGCCGTGACAATTGCCTGTAAAATATCCGCCCGCTTTGATACACCCATTATACCGCTTCCTTCGGATACGCTGCCATGACTTCATCTGCTACTAACTGCGTTATCCTGCTGAGGTCTTTCCGGATAGCCGGGTTAAGAAAGTCCCGCCCCTTGTAAAACCAATACGCGCCGTAACCGAAACCTTTATCACTTTTTACTGCCGTACCGATAAGCATCTGCGCCCTCTTCGGTAACCGGTTTATTATTTCAGTGATAGACTTTTTCAAGTTTCCAGTTCTTACTCCCAAAACTTGCCCGCTTAAATAATTATCTCGAATTAAGCTTTTCAGCCCCGGCGCTGCTTTGTCATACGCCCGTATAGTAGCATCGGGGAATTTCCTCGACCATCGGGATAGTTTTTTCTGTAAGTCATCAAAGGACTGTTTCAAAATAGCACCGCCTTTCGATAATGCTCCAGCGCTTCTTTGACCTGCGTCGGTACACCCTTCTCATACACAATCCGCTGATCGTCCACCCCGACACTTTGCACGCCGAAGCGGTGAGACTGATACGCCTTAAACCAGTAATCCACTAACATGATGATAGCGTTTTCCAAGTCGTCCGGGACCGGGTCGTACCCTGCCGTATATAATACTTTGATGGTCTGATATCCCCTTGCCGGTATTGTCTCGGTAAAGACAAGCCTCCCAGTATCCGGGTAGAAGATATAGTCATCACTATCAACTAAGGTTGTGGCATCATACGTCCTGTCCGAAGACTCGTGCACCGACGTGATAGCGGTGACCGGTGTATTCCGTAGCATTACTTCCCGTGTCCCGTCGCCGTCGTACAATGTATCTTCGTCTTCCCCGGTGTACGATCTTGATGCAAGCTTTTTGCTCGTGTACTTATTTGCCCATCGTGATGCCGCTGTAATTAAGCTGTCAATGTATGTTTCGTCATCGTCAGAGGCCCCGGTAAAAGCTTGTACATTGTCAAATGTCGTCAGGTCGTCGGTCGCCATTACTTTTCTGCTCCCCCGAGATACATCTTGTCCGAATACCGATAAAGATATTTTTTCATTATCTCCCGCTCGTTCTCCGGTCTGCTGTACATATCCTCAACAAAATCGTTTTTCCTCTTCACGCTGCGGAGGGTGCCGTACTTCCGTTTCAGTTGTTTCAGTAATTCTTTTTCGGTCATCATTCCCCCCTATGAGCATATAGCGCGTCTCGATGCAAATCTATATGCTCTGCCCTTGTAACTATGGTTAGGTTCTCTATTCTGTCGTCACATTGATCTCCGTTTATGTGGTGGACAATCTCAGAAAATAATAATTCCCTTCCAAGATGTTCCTGCATCACATACCTCGCATTCATTATAATCCGCCCATCCTCAAGTTTACGCCGGTTCCTTTTGTGAAATTCATCTTTCCATACTTCGTGCGGCTTTCTAACCGTCCTGGATATAGAAATTCTTTTTCTTGTCTCTTCACTATTCGTGCCACCATAGTGCCAGTTCCTTTCTCCCTTGACCGCCCGCAATTTCTCGATCGTTTCTTCACTTCGTTTCTTTCCTTTCCAATAGTTTACCGGGTGCGCCTTCATATAGGCTGAGTGAGCTGGGTTTTTCTTCCCTTTCTTTGCCTCACTCAGCTTTCTTTTATGCTCTTCAGTAAACTTCCTTCCCTTGTGGGCCTCACTCAGCTTTCTTTTATGCTCTTCGGTAAACCTCTTTCCTTTGTGGGCCTCACTTATTTTCCGTTTCTGTTCCTCTGTCATAGCAACTCCTTTGATAGAAGTTTATGCTATTTGTTGATATAAGTGAAGCCCATATTTTGAAGTTAGCTTATGTCATCACTTATTCAAAAATGCGAAAATAAGGTTATCGATCGATCCCGCGTGTGATCCGTTGTCGTCCGATACATACAGCGGATCGCCCTTGTACGGTGCGAGGGCGTAAATTGCATCATAGCCGCTTGCCTGAGCGTTGGCCGCAACAGCAATGTCAAACTTCGCCCCGTCTCCGACAACACCGAATATCCGTACCGCCGCTCCGTCCTCTACCGCTGTATCAATATTGGTGCCCAGCGTAATCTCTTTTGTTGAAAGAGATGCAACGGTGTTAAACTCCCAGGTCCCATCCGGAAGCTGATACGCGATAATGTCTCCACTCGCAACTGCATTTCCGCCGGGGTCTTTCGGCGCGTCCGCTACGTCAAGCACCTTCTGCCCGGATGCCGCGGCACCGTCTGCGGTTGTCCGTGTCCCGCCGGGATGCATGATACTTAGCGTGTGCGCGGTAGCGGCGGCGGTGGCGGCGTATCCTATCAGTGCAAGCCGCTGACCGTTTCGTCCCTGGACCTCTTCGGTAATTGCAGTGCCAGCGGTTTCTGTGTGATAATCTTTAATCACAAATCCATTTACATAAGCGTTAATCATAATATTTCTCCATGAGCTTTTCGCTCTGGGCAGTGTTTCAGCCCGTCAAAATATAAGGGGGCTAAGCCCCCTATCTTTAGGATGCAGGTGTAGACAGTACGGAAAATCCCTCGGGGTTACCTACGACAAATCCCTGCCGTAAGCGTACCCGGAAAAAATTCCTATCATACACAAGCGCGTCGGAAGTCTCGGAGAATATCCGGAATTCCAACCCTACCCGGTTACCGTGCATTATATGCCGAGGGTTCCCGAACACAAGAAACGGTGAAGACACCGCCGAGCTTGAGGAATCCGGCATTGCATCGGAAAAGATGATCGGATATCCGTATAAGTTAGTCGGCTGGGCCTGTCCCATTCCGGCAAAAATCGGATAACCGTTATCGTCTTTCAGCTTCTTCAATGAATCAAGAATCGTCGGGTGCATGATAAACGATGCCCCGTTCCGTTTTGTCTGAGAATCCAGTGCCTCGATCATTGCGATAATGTCGGTATCGTCTACGTCGGTAAAGGATACTTCTCCCGCTCCCATCGTTACACTGTTGACTCCGGACGCTTCCATGACTCCGTCAAACGGTGCTGAATCAGCAACCAGACACTGGTTGTCAAACTCTTTCTGCCATGCTTCCCGGAATAACTCCGCTAAGTACTGCGCCATGTCGACCATCGAATCTTCCTGAAACTCTTCGGTCATCGCAATCCAAGCCGCGGCGGTTTCGGCTTCCAGCTCTACTTCGGAAAAGGTCGGGTTGTCTTCGGTCTTTGCGGTGATCTCATTTGTCACCCACGTAAACGCTACACCGGCCAACGTTTTCGGATAGTTGATCTTCCGGGTCGTCATCGGTATCGACCGTACTTTCCCCATCATCCCGCTTCCGTCTTCCGGTATCCGCAACACTTCCGAAGCGAAGGTTTCCGGAATCAGGATCGACCCGGTGACAGCATCGCCTCGTAACGGTGTGCCTAAGTCAGTTGCGGCTTTGTCGCCGAAGTTCCAATCCTTGCCTTTCCAGTCTTCGTTCCGTTCATTGATGTTGACCTTTCCGCCGAGCTCGTACACGGTTTTCATGTCGCCTTTTGCAGCGGCCAGCATAAACCTGCCGAATTCGTGCTTGCGCTCGTCTTCCGACTTCACAAGGTATTTAATTGTCTGCGCTTCTTTGACTTCCTCGATGGAAGTGGTGAGAGTTTCTACAAGGGTGCGCAATTCCTTGTTTTCCTCTTTGATTAATTCGATATCGCCGATCTTTTCCGCGTGCGCGGCTATTTCAGCAATTTTATTTTCAGTAGTCTCAACAAAATCGTTAAGCTGTTCTGGACTTTTAATCTCCATGTTTTTCTCCTTGAAATAATGCGTCAAGGGTATTTTCGCCGCTGGTTTCGCGGCCCCATAACATTCGGTTAAAATCTTCCCCAAAACTCGGGGTCTTTACCCCGCTCGAAGGCAGCGCGGGTACATTTACAATTGAGTATTCTAACAGTTCTTGCGATCGATGTACAAGTACCGTTTCTTCCTTTTCCGTTTCGTCGTTATCGACAAACTCCATAAGCTTCGGAATAAACCCGACCGATCCTTTTTTCAAGAACCCCTGCCGGACTCGCTCGCCAATTCCCCAGGCCCACAGGTCAATGTCTTTCGGAATAAACTTCGCCTCTCCAAGTAACTCCCCGTTTTCCACCCGGATGTTATCCATGATACCAACCGACGGGGCAAGTTTATTGTGAGACCATAGGATGATCGGGTTATCTAAATAGTTTTGTATGTCCCATCCCGCCGGATCAATGCGCTCCCGGTCCCGGTCCAGTCCCATGTCTGACAGTCTAAATTCTATTTTGTCGTCCGCCGCTTTGACAAAAAAGTCTTTAAAGAGAATTATTTCCCGCTGCGGCTCCCCCTTCTCGTTCGTATTTTCTTTCAGGAATTTCAGATAGTCACCGTCATTGTAAAACAGTGACTCAAATCCGTCCTTCGTTTTCATGTTGATAATTTTCATTCCTTGCTCCTTTTCGGTATCATGACGCAGTGGCAGGAGACAACTTCTGACACCGGCCCGTCTCCCGGGGCAAACATCTCCACCCCGTTTAGCAATGTAAACGTCTCATTTTTCGGTACGATCTGGTCCATCATGTGATGCGGTCTATCTACCTTACCGCCCCCAGCGTGAAACCATTGCTTATATGGATAGTCACTCTCTTCAATCCCATTCTGTATTCCGGAGTTAAACGCCGCTGTGGTTTCGGTCTGCGCTACCGTTGCCGCCTGGCTTTTTTTTGTCCCGAGGGTCTTTGCTATTTTGTCTTTCAGCTGCTCCGGTGTATATTGCCCGCTCGTAATGTCCCGGACAAGCTCCCCGGTTACCTTACTGCCGGACTCGCTTAATATGTTTTTCCGCTTCTCCAGGTATGCCTCGTATAGTCTCCGCTTTGTATCCGGCGGTATCTTCGTTACTGTATCCATACCTTTCGTAAATGTATTTTTTATCGGTCGGCGTATCCTTCCGAACAGCAATAACCCAAGCCCCGCCCTATTCAGCCAGTTGACTTTCTCGTCTTCGTCCTTTCCGTCGAGTTCTTTCTCCACACCGTCCCAAAATTCCTTGACCTCTTCCTCAATGTCCCGCTCCTCGGCGGTCATTTGTTTGTATAATTCCTCGTATCGCTCGTCCCGTGTTTGTTTCGGACTGATCGGTATGTCCTCTATTTCTTTTGCTAACACCGGCAGTGTAATGCTCCCGTCTCCGTGCGGTATCGCTTTCCCGTGGGAAAAACCATAACCGATAGTTGTCACGTCTCCATTCAGCACATTAAATGTATTTTCCATCGTGCCGATATATTCGTGCTGCCGATACCCGCACGCCCGGAAATGCTCCATACGCTGCTCATTGATAACCTGCATTGATACACGTTTACATAACTCCCGTGACTCGCTTAATGTCTCTTTAAATACTTCCCGTATCTCATCAGCGTTTTTCCCAGCTAAGTCTCCCGGCAGTCCGTCGATGATCTCGGCAATATTCCTGGCAGCTTCGGTATAGTCATAGGTTATATCCCCGGCGGTGACAATGTCCGGTAATGTTTCTTTTACCATCTCACCTAATACCGGCAGATAGCTTTCCACCGCTTTCCGTAAGTCTTCCCGGTACGTGTCCCATGGATATGTAACCGGCGGACTCGTCGGCGGCGTCGTGGTCTTCCGGCTCGGCATCCTCAAGGCGA